AGAGAAGAGTCCATTCTTTACGAATAGACATAATATCTTTAAGAGTTCTGGTGTTACAAGATAATAATGACGACATAAAGTATTTACCTAAGAAGGTAGAAACCAGTGATGGTTGTCCTCCTGAGGCATATTGACTCATAACTCGATTCAATTCTTTAACCATATTAGCATCTAATAATTCAATTAGATCTGATAGGAAAAAGTTTTGCTCTTGTTTAGAGTACTCCTTATGTCCAGTTAAAGCTCTTATATCCCCGTATAATACGGCCATAAGACGTGATAAACTGAAATTGTTCAGTTCCACTCTAATAGGTGAACTCAGCAACATTAATAGTGCGGAAGTTAATCTTGAGGGAATTTTCCCTTTTGATAAACTACGACTAATAACCTGCCAATCTTTCACAGAGACAATCGCTCTGATTAAGTGCAGTGGATTATTAGAATTAATAAAACCTTTACCAACCAGGCGATTCGCGAATTCAACCTTAGGAGCGATGGTTGTTATACCATCATCATAAGATGAATATCTTTCACGAAGAGCAATACTTAGAACTTCTTTCAATGAGATAGGCGAGATATTATCTAAACCGATAATATCCTGACTAGCAAATTGAAAAAACCCATTATTTGATGTAAAAGATTTAGCAAATCCGATACTTATTCCATAGTCTTTACAAACTTGGGTGTAAGAATGGGCTACTTCTTTATTACCAATAACTATATCATCACCCAATACGAGATAATCATCAAAATTATCCATATTAATACGATGAGCAGCTAGGAAAACGAGATAATGGTGAATTATAGCAAGAGAAGACCAAGAGGATAAAGATCCCATTGGTTGACCTCGAGTATAGCGATAAGAGGATAAAGATTTATCTTCATTTTGAAGAACATAATCTCTATTAACTAAAACATTCATCCACGCTTCAACAATCTGACGTGATCGAGTTGGATCCATCCAAGGTTCCAACACTTTCAAATATAATTGTTGAGGGATAAGATCCGTAGCAGATTTTAAATCATAAGAAGCTATGAAATCATGATGTTTAGTCATGAAGTCTTTAACTCCTTTTAATTGATTAAAAGTTGCATCCGATTTTATCCCCTTTAGAATAGAAAACATACTATCATGAACAGGTTTTAACACAAATTGAGTCCAGT